GAGGAAAGGATGCCCCTCTTTTTTACGAGGGGAAACGAAGGTTTTGACCAAAACAGCAAACGGGGGAACTCCAGCACTCGGCCATGACGCGTAAACTAAGCAACCTCGAGATCGGCACGGCCTTGAACATCACGCCGCAGCGCGTGAGCGTGCTCAAACGCGAAGGCCTTCCCACCGACAGCATCGAAGCCGCCCTGGCATGGCGGGCTCAACGCGAGGAGCAGCGCAAGGCGAAGGCGCCGAAGGCCGCGCCGGCGCAGCTCGACGACGGCACGCTCTCCGACACGATCGCAGAGCACCGGGCGCTCGTCGGTCGGGCCCGCGGCGTGTGGCTTGCGTCGATGGAGGGCGGAGACCCTAACCAGGGGAAGTATCAAACCGCATACAACCAGAGCCTCAAGACCCTCGTCGCCCTCGAGGAAGAGCAGGAGCGTCGGCTCATCCTGGCTAAGGACTACATCGCCGCGAAGGAGGCGACTGAGGCCATGCGTCAGCTGATGGGCGAGGTCGTCAACCGCCTCGACAAGCTGGCCCTCGACGTGGCCGAAGGGTGCAACCCCGAGAACCCGGCGAAGGCCGTGAAGGCGCTCGAGACTTGGGTACGCAAGACGAAGGCCGACCTCTCCGCGAACGATGAACAAGACTGACCTCCTCCGCGTAGGCCGTGACGTGCTCAAGCCGTCCGACTCCGGCGACGTCGTCGAGTGGCTCGAGGAGAACGTGCTCGCCATTCCCGACTCGCCGATGCCCGGGCCGTTCCGCTCGGAGCGGACGCCGTGGATCGCCGAGGCCTTGCGCATCGCCGCCGACCCCGAGACGCGGATGCTCACCGTGCTCGCGAGCATCCAGTCCGGCAAGTCCCTCTTCGCCCGCCTATTCACCTGTCACATCATCGCGAACGCCCCAGGCCCGACCGCGGTATTCCAAAGCACGGATGCCGAATCAAAGGACTTCGCCCTACGCTACATGCGGCCAGTCTGGAACAACTGCCCGCCGGTGAAGGCCCGCATCTCGGTCGACGACATGGATCGCTCGACGACGACGGACTTCGACCGCATGACGCTTTACTGTCGCGGCCTGTGGAACGAGTCCAACCTTCAGCGCCTGTCCCTGCGTTATACCATCGCCGACGAGTGCTGGATGGCGCCGCCCGGACACTTGGCCGAACTGAGCGCGCGCGTGACGGCGTTCGGCTGGATGGGCAAACGCATCTTCATGTCCCAGGGCGGAAGGGCTGGTCAGGAGTTCCATCAGCTGCACGAGTCCACCGATCAACGTGACTGGAACTTTCGGTGTGTCCGATGCGACACGCTCCAGCCCTGGGTATGGGAACAGGTCAGGTTCCCGGACGAGGCAAAGCAGACAGGAACATGGGATTTGCAGAAGGTCAGCACCGGCACGACTTACGAATGCGCCGGCTGTCAGGAGCGACTGCCCGACAACAACGCCACGCGCCTCGAGGCGAACCGACGCGGCGCCTTTGTCGCGACGGCATCGGCCGCTAACTCCGGGCACATCGGGCTTCACTGGAACAGCCTTGCGACGATGAGCTGGGGCGAGCTGGCCGTGATGATGATCAAGGCGAAGGAGGCCGCGGACATCTACGGAGACGAGGACGGTCGTCGCCAATTCAAGCAGAAGCGTCTGGCTCTTAGCTGGGCCGAAGAGGGCGGGGAGATCGTGAACATCGCCCAGGCCGCCAACTACAACATGACCGACGACTGGGAAGGCGAGTCAGTCATCACGCCGAAGGGCAGGGTCGTCGACCGCGAGGGAGCACCCGAAGGCTCCTTTCCTTTTCGGACGGCCGGCATCGACGTGCAGCGAGGTTTCTTTTATTGTGCCATCCGCCGGTGGAGTCGCACCGGGCATAGCCGGCTCAAGGCCTTCGCGAAGATTGACACATGGAACGACCTCGAGGCCTTCGTCAAAAAGCACGGCGTGCATCAGGCCATGGTCATGGTCGACTCGGGTGACCAGGCTACGGACGTATATCGGCAGACCGCGGCCCGCGGCTGGAAGTGTGCGAAGGGGTCGGGCAACGAAGACTTCTCGGTCACGACTAAGGACGGTAAGACCACCCGCCGATTCTACTCCGATAAACAGGCCATCATGGTGCCCGGTCTTCAGGCGCGGGCCGTCCTGATCGTCTGGTCGAACCTCGCCGGCAAAGACCTCCTGCACGGCCTACGCTCTCGGAAAGTATTCACCTATTCCCTCGACGCTGGTCAGGACTACGTCGACCAGATGAACGCCGAAGTCCGCGTGAAGGATAGGCGCACCGGGAAGCCCCAGTGGCTGCTCCCTCAGGGCAAGAAGGATAACCATGCTTTCGACTGCGAACTTCTCGGCCTCCTGGCCGCCGTCCGTTGGGGCATCGTCGGGAAGGAAACAACCGAAACCGACTTGCCTTCCGCGTGAACTCGGGGACACTTCACCTAAGCGGCGGCGCCGATAGTTGCGGGAAGAAGAGCTCGTGGCGTGGATATGGGCGTCGCCGCCCCCTCCGTTGCCAATTACCGCAAGATTAAATGGCACAAGGTATCTTCATCGGCCTGACGGAATGCGAGCTTCTCGACCTCAAGGCGAAGGCCCTTCAGCTCATCATGGACGGAAAGACCCTCATGTCTTACTCTGACTCCGGCTCTTCCGCGACCAAGGCCTTCCCAGGCATGACGCCCAAGGAGGTCTTGAACGAGGCGATGTTCGGCCTATCACGCCTCGACCCGGGCAAGTATGGTCGACGCTCGACGATGGTTTACACCCGATGGGATAACCGTTACGAATAATCTATGGCCCCCCGCAAGAAAGACCAGAAGCCCGCCAAGTCTTCCGCGAGGAAGAAGCCGACGACCGCGCCTCAGGCCGCGTCGAGTGGGGCCACGTTCAACAATCAGTACAGCGGGAACCAGTGGGGCTCGACCGTCCAGACCTACGCCCGCCGCGTCATCTACGCTCCGCAGCCGGACGACATGCGCCGCGACCTCTCGCCCTGGGATCGCAACGAGATGGTCAAGAAATGCCGCTGGGCCGAGCGCGAGTCCGCGCTGTTCCGCCAGATCCTGAACGACCTCTGCATCTACGTCGTCGGCGACGGCATCAAGCCGCAGTCGCACACCGACAACCCCGAGACATCCCGCCTTTACGAGGAGTACTTCGCCCGCCAGTCCAAGCGCATCGACGTCTCCGGCAAGTCCTTTTATCAGTGTCAGGCCATCCTGATTCGCGCCCTTATCCGCGACGGAGATGCCTTCGCCATCAAGGTCGTCAACGGTGACCGCGCCCAGATCCAGACCATCGAGGCCCACCGCGTGGGCGACCCTACCGACGCAGATACCCCTGATGATTGCTGGGACGGCATCGGCTTCGGCAAGTATAACGAGCCGACCTATTACAACGTCTACAAGGCCGACGGCTCGTCGAAGAAGGTCGAGGCTCAGTCCGTCATGCATGTCATGGACATGGAGACGGCCTCGGGCTCCCGCGGTGTGCCGGTGCTTCAGTCCTCGCTCAACGGAGTCCAGGATGTGAAGGAGATCCTCGAGCTAGAACGCAGGGCCGTTAAGGACAATGGCGACGTCACGAGGGTCATCTTCAAGGGCTCTGGCTTCCTCGACGACGACGCGGCCTCCGAGATCTCGTCGAACCATAACTCCGCTGAGATCATCGCAAGCCAGATGGGCGGCAAGGCCGTCGTGCTCGAGAGCTCAGACCGCTTTGAAAGCTTTGAGAGCAAGCGACCGAACAGCACCTTCGTCGGATTCCTTGCGGCGCTCGAAAAAGATATTTGCTCCGTCCTCCCGTACGAGTTCGTCAAGGACGTGACCGCCGCCGGCGGAGCCGGGGTTCGCCTGGTCACCGCGAAGAGCGCACGGGTCTTCGGAAAATATCAGAATGTCATTGTGGAGGCCTTCTGTCAGCCGACCTGGGAATACATCATCGCAGACGGTATCGCCCGCGGCGAGATCCCTGACGACCCCCGCTGGTGGTCTGCCTCCTGGACTACCCCGAAGTCCGTCACCGTCGACGCTGGCCGTGAAGCCGCGAATGACCGGGCCGACATCGAGATGGGCCTGATGTCCATGTCTGAGCTCTACGGCCAGCGCGGCCTCGACTTCCGCTCCGAGATGGAGAAGCGAGCCGCCGACATGGCGCATATTCAGAACCTTGCGAAGCAGTACGGCATCCCCTTCGAGCTGCTCTTCCGTCCGACGAATACCCCGCTCGGCACGGTCGCCCAAGTCGACCAGGCTGAACCGCTCCCCGGCACCAACCTTAACGAAAAGAAATGACCCGATTCCTATCCCATGCTCTCAAGGGCCGTGAGCCGATGCTCATCGACCCGTCCAAGGCCCAAGACTTCGCGGTCATGGCCGACAAGTTCGGCTTCTCCGACATGCTCGCCCAGATCTTCGGCGTGGCCCCTGCCCCGTATATCCAGAACGGCGTGGGCGTCATCCCTATCGTCGGCTTGATCTCCAAGGGCGTCAGCCCTCTGGAGCGCATGATGGGCGTGACCGACGTCAATGAAATCTCTGCCACGCTCGACGCGATGGCGGCCGACCCTGCGGTCGAGAAGATTGCCTTTAACATCTCGTCCCCTGGCGGCACGGTCACCGGCGTCGAAGAACTGGCCAACAAGATCCGCGACGTGGGCAAGCCGACCATGGCCTACACTGACAGCGAGATGGCTTCGGCTGCTTACTGGCTCGGCTCTCAGGCCGACCGCGTCGTCGCCTCCCCCTCGGCAACCGTCGGCAGCGTCGGCGTCTACATGGCCATCCCTGACATGTCCAAGCTCTACGAGTCCCAGGGCGTGCGTATGGTCGTCATCAAGTCCTCCGGGTCTCCCCTCAAGGGCGCCGGCATCGAGGGCACGTCCCTCTCTGACGAGCAGATGGCCGACCTCCAGGCTTCGGTCGACGGCATCCATGAAGACTTCAAGGCCGCCATCCGTGCCAAGCGCAAGATGGTCGCCGACTCCGCCCTTCGCGGTCAGGTCTTCTCCGGCAAGCAGGCCGCCGCCCAGGGCCTAGTCACTGGCCTCGCCGACTCCTTCTCCAAGGCCCTTGCATCTTTCTAAACCTATGCCCCGCATCTTCACTGACATCGACGACACGATCCTGAAAGACGGCCAGCCCGTCGAGCGCGTCATCGACTACATCGACGAGGCCGCCGAAGAGGTGGTCATCCTGACCAACCGCCCCGAGTCCGACCGCGAGAAGACCGTGGCCGACCTCGCCGCCACTGGCCTCGAGTATCAGGAACTGATTATGAATGACGGCTCCGAAGAGGCTCCGGCCTTCAAGGCCCGCGTCATCAAGGAACGCCTGGACAAGGGCGAGCGCGTCGACCTGTTTATCGACAACCGGGCCGACAGCCGCGAGGCCGTGGCCGCCCTGGGCGTCGAAGTCATGGCCCCCGAGGATGTGCCTGAAGTCGTCGAAGAGTCCGAAGAAGAAGTCGAAGACGAGGTCGAAGAGGCCGTCGTCCCCTCGGCCAAGGTTGCCAATTTCCGCAGGACTAGCATGACCATCGAAGAGCAACTCGTCCAGGCCGCCGCCTCGCTTGCGGGCCTTACCGCTGAACGCGACGACCTCCGCACCACTGTCGAGAAGATGACCGTCGGCGCCTCCGCCGAACTTGAGTCCCTCAAGGTCGAGGCCGCCGCTTCGTCCTCCAAGGTCGCCGAACTGACCGCCGCCCTCGAAGCCTCCGCGAAGGAAGCCTCCGAGCTGAAGGCCAAGGTCGCCGAACTCGAAGGCTCGAAGGCCACCGCCTCGAAGGAAGCCGCGAAGATCGTCGCCTCCTTCGGCACCGAGCCCGTCGAACTTCCGAAGGGCGACTCCCCGGTCAAGATGAGCAACGCCGACATCAAGGCCGCTTATCTCGCTCTCCCTCCTGGTCAGGCCCGCATCGCGTTCTTCAACGCGCACAAGGCCGCTCTCATTTCCCTCTAACCCTCACTCCCTAACACACTACTATGGCTACCGTCCTACCTAC